AAAACACTATGGCTCATTTCCATAGTACAGACGATAACGGATTCATAGAACTAAAAGATGATGACACTACAGGTTATATAGGGGTACAAAACGATTATCTTTATATAGGTGGTGCGCCTTCAACAAACACACAAAATTTAGTAATTAATGATGGTACTGGAAACGTAGGCATAGGAGATACAAGTCCTGTTTCTAAACTAACAGTTGGAGGACAAGTTACAGCTACAGCAGGTGCAGTTTCCGCTCCAACGTATGCTTTTGATAATGACACAGATACAGGCATGAGTAGACCCACTACAAATGCAATAAATTTTTGTATAGGTGGCTCAGAAAAAATCCGTATTGATTCAAGTGGTAGATTACTGGTTGGCAATACTGGTTCGTTAGGAAACGCCTGTAATATTTTTATGTATGCTTCCCCTACTAAAACTAGCATTGAAACACAAAATACAACAACTGGTGCTACAAATTATGCCATGACGTTTAGGTCGAATGGTGGTACTGAAATAGGTTTTATAAATGTAACTAATACAGGAACGACTTACGATACAGGTTCAGACTATAGATTAAAAGAAAATATAACTCCTATAGAAAATGGTTTAGACAGACTTAACAATTTGAATCCTGTTAAGTTTAATTGGAAATCAGATGGCACATCAAGTGAAGGCTTTATAGCACACGAAGTACAAGAAATATTTAGTGATGCAGTTTCAGGAGAAAAGGATGCAGAGATGATGCAAGGCATGGATTACGGAAGAATTACACCATTACTTGTAAAAGCTATCCAAGAACAACAAGAACAAATAGAACAGTTAAAAACTGAAATACAAACCTTAAAAGGAGAATAATAATGGCAATTAATTATGCATGGGATGTGAGTACTGTCGACACTTACCCAACAAAAGACAGCAATAGCGATGTAGTTCATAACGTACATTGGAGACTAACAGCAACGGATGGCACTAACAAAGATTCAGATGGTAACAACTGGACTTCAGAAGTCTATGGAACACAAGGATTAGATACAGACAGTATCTCTAGCTTTGTAGCCTTTGGAAGTTTAGACGCTGCTAAAGTACAAGGTTGGGTAGAAGCTGCTATGGGTGCTGATGAAGTTACTGAACTTAAATCGGGCTTAGATAGACAGATAGCAGAAAAGATTACACCAACATCAGTTACTAAAACAATCGGTTAAAAGTGAATGGCATTGCTCCCAATAACTCCACCTCCAGGAATTGTTACCAACGGAACAGCGTACAGTAATAAAGGTCGCTGGACTGATGGGGATTTAGTTCGTTTCCAGAATGGAAATTTAAGGCCCATTGGTGGTTGGGAAAAGTTAAAAAGCACAGCATTAACAGGCACACCCACAGCTCTTTTTACTTATTCAGATAACGCTGGTAATCCAATTCTAGCGGTTGGTACAAGACAAAAGGTTTATGTTTTAACTAGAAACACTTGGTATGACATAACACCATCTGGTTTTGTAACAGACGCTTCAACTGATCCTTTAGGCTTTGGTGCATACAATTACAACGTAGAAGATTATGGTGATGCTCGTTCTCAATCAGGATTACTTTTTAACACAACATCTTTCTCGTTTGATAACTGGGGTGAATATTTAATATTTTGTTCAGCATCAGACGGCAAGATCTATCAATGGCGACCTCATGGTGGAGGAACAAACACTCCAGATGCAGCTGGAACTGCAATAACTAATGCACCAACAGGCAATCTAGGTGTTGTGGTAACTAATGAGAGACACATATTAGCGATTGGTTCTGGTGGAGATCCTAGAAAGATTGCTTGGTCATCAAGAGAAGCATCTACTACTTGGACAGCAGCAGCTACTAATACAGCTGGTGACTTACAAGTGCCTACAGGTGGCAGAGTTATAGGTGCTGTTAAATGGCAAACAGACGTTATATTGTTTACTGACACAGGCGTTGCAAGAATGTATTACACAGGTCAGCCCTTTATATATGGTATTCAAGACGCTGGCACAAACTGTAAAGCCATATCAACAAGAGGAATTGTTAGTGCTGGTAACTTCTTAGCATGGATGGGTGAAAACAGCTTTTTTGTTTTTGATGGTTCTGTTAAAGAGATTCCTTGTGAAGTGCATGATTATATATTTGACGATTTAAAATACAGTTATAGAAAAACCATAGCTGGAGGACACAACTCTAACTTTAATGAAATATGGTGGTTCTTTCCATCAACCGATTCTTTAAAACCAGACAAATACGTTATTTGGAATTATTTAGACAACAGCTGGAGTATTGGATCTATGGATAGAGGTTGTTGGGTGGATCAGGGTACGTTTGACTATCCCATAGCTTGTGATAATGATGGTTTTGTTTATCAACACGAAAGCGTTGTTTTAAACAATTCTCCTTCATTGGGTACATCTGTACCTTTTGCACAATCAGGGCCTATAGAAATAGGTAATGGTGATCGTTGTGTGCAAGTCAATCAGATCATTCCTGATTCAGAAGCTAACACACTACCTGGTGTAACCCTTAGTTTTAAAGGAAAGTTTACACCGCTAGGGCCTGAAACAGATTTTGGCTCTTTTACTTTTGATTCAACAGACGGATATACGGATGCAAGATTTACAGCTCGTCAGGTACAGATGAAAGTTACAGGTGAAACAACACAAGATTTTGAAGTGGGTGCGATAAGATTAGATTTAAGGAACAGAGGTCGTAGGTAATGGCGAGAAAAACATTTACAAGACCAGGTGAACAATACGATAGGGAATATCAAAACTATTTGGTGTCTGAATTAGAGAACCAATCTGGCTTAACCTTTAATAAAGGTGAAAGAATTGAAGCCAATGGTGGTGATCAGACAGAAATAGTTTTGGTGAGTCCTGATGGCTCTAAGTTTAAAATACAAGCGGACAATAGTGGAAACCTCAGTACAACAGCAGTATCATAGTGAGGACTGGAAACCTCATTGGTTAAGGCTTAGACACCTATTAGTTCCAGCTATTGAGTTACAAGACCTTTATGCTCTTGAAGATATAGAAAATGGCATAGAGAATGGACAGTTTCAGCTTTGGCCCGCAAGCGAGTCAATAATGATAACGGAAGTGGTCACTTACCCACAAAAACGTATAATGAACTTATTGTTTTGTGGTGGTGACGTAGAAGAACTCTTGGGAATGTTGCCAGAGTTTGAAAGGTTTGCCACTTATTTTGGGTGTTCTCGGCTCTACGGAGGGGGAAGAAAAGGATGGCAAAGATTTTTAAAGAAACATGGGTTTGTGGAAGAACACATGATTAGAAAAGAACTGGAATAAATTATGAGCAAAGGAAAAAATACAACAACTCAATCAACAACGATTGATCCCGCACAGTTAAAGATGTATCAAGGTCTTTATGACACAGCAAGAATTGTGGCTGACCAGCCTTATATCCCATACACAGGAGCAAGAGTAGCTGGCTTTAACCCAGATCAATTACAAGGGTTTGATGCGACTAGAAATATGTTTGGTCAATCTATGGGTTACGATCCTAGAAGTTCATTAAACGCTTTGGCTAATATGCAAGCACCTAGTATTTTAGATAGAGACATTGGTGCTTATCAAAACCCATACACACAACAAGTTATAGACACCACATTAGCTGATTTAGATAGATCCAGACAAATGGCTATTGGTAGAGATCAAGACAGAGCAATAGGATCTGGTGCTTTTGGTGGTTCAAGAAGCGGAGTATTAGAAGCAGAAACCAATAGAGCCTTTGCAGACCAAGCAGCCAGAACCGCTGCTGGCTTACGACAAGGTGGTTTTGATAGAGCTACATCACTAGCTGGACAAGATATAGGTAGAGAAATAGGCAACAGAGGTTTTCAAGCTGGTTTATTCGGTAATCAATTAGCAGATCAATACAGTAATTTAGGATTACTAGCTAACATTGGCAGACAGCAACAAGGTCTACAACAAGCTGGATTGGATCAAGCATACAATCAGTTCTTGGATGCAAGAGGATATGGGCCACAACAAATTGGTTTACTATCATCTGCGTTAGGATTAATGCCACAACAAACTACATCCACACAAACAGGACAAAGAAAAACTGGTGCTGGTGATGTATTGGGTACAGCTGCTCAATTAGCTGGTGCTATTTGGAGTGGCGGTGGAACTTTATTTGGGATTTAGGAGTAAAAATGGCAATAAATAATTTATTAAATATGCAACAACTACTTGATCCTGTAGGTCAACAACTACAAGCTGGTTTAAGACAACAAAGAGGGCAAATATCTCAAGACGTTGCAAATAGAAACGCACAAATACAAAGAGATAAAGATGCTAGAAAACAAAAATGGGCAAGCGCACTTTACCTTCTTGGTGGTGCGTTAAAGGGCAATGATATGTCGCAAGATATGGCTATGCTTCAGCAAAGCCAACAGTTGCGTACTGCTAGGGATAATGCTGCTAAGTTAAATGCAGCAATAGATGGTTCTAATTTAAACGCAGCACAAAAAGAATTGGCTAAAGCAAACCCAGAGTTGTTTGCTAAATATCAATTTGAAAGTCAGTTTAGTGGGGGAGCAAAAGATACAGCTGATATTCGTAATTTTAATTTTAGAAATAGTTTAAATAAAGAAGATCAACAAAAATGGGATTCAATGAAAAATCAAGATCCTTTATCTTTGTATCTTTTAGAAGAAGCCAAAAGAAAGGGTGGTTCAGCTGGTGGTTTGGATTTAACTCCATTAGAAAAAAAGATAGATGAAAATTTTGCAACAACCGCAGCTGATTATGTCACTAAAGGCAGACCACAGGTTGAAGCAAACTTATTAAATTTAGCAGATAAATTAAATATTTTACAATCTGGTGAATTAAATGTTTCAGGGCCAGAAATGGCTTTTATTCCAGAAAGACTTGCTCCAACGCTTATGCCTGGTGCTGTTGCTTTTGAAGATGATGTTAGAGATATAGTTTTTCAATCATTAAGAGAAAAACTTGGAGCGCAGTTTACTGAAAAAGAAGGTGATAGGTTGGTTGCGGCAGCATTTAATAAAAATTTACCAGAACAAGTAAACGTTGCTAGGTTAAAAAGATTGCAAAACACTATTAAAGACGCAGCTCAAGCAAAAGAAAACGCTATTACTTATTACAACAGTAATAGCACATTAAAAGGATATGAAAGCACACCATTAGATTTTGATTCTATATTAAATAAAATTGTTTCTAGTAATGATTACGATAATTTATCAGACGAGCAATTAAGAAAAATATCTGAAGAATCTCCTGAAGAAATAGATGCAATTATTGAACATTTAAAAAATAGAGAAAATAAATAATGTCTTTATTAGAAGAACTAGAAGCTAAAAAAGGTAAAAAAAATCTTTTACAAGAACTAGAAGAAAAGAAAACACAATCTCTTTCTGGATCTGAAGTTTTAACTCAAGCAGTTCAAAACTTACCATCAAGTGCGGCTCAATTAGTTTCTGATATAACAATGCCAATTAGGCATCCCATACAAACAGTACAGTCATTGGCTAGTTTGGGTAGGGGTGTTTATCAATTAGCAACTCCTGGTGAACAACCAGACGAAGCAACCGCAAAAGCAGTTGGACAATTTTTTGCAGATCGCTATGGAAGTTTGGAAGGATTTAAAAATGCTTTTGCAAAAGATCCTTTAGGCATTATTAGTGATGTTTCTGTTGTCTTAACAGGTGGAGCTGGTCTAGTTGCTAAAGTTCCTGGATTGGCTGGCAAGACTACATCTACTATATCTAAAGTAGGAAATGTTATTGATCCTGTTTTGGCTTCAGGAAAAGCTATTAGTGCGACAGCTCAAGGAGCTGGAAAAGTTATTGCTCCTTTGCTTGGTGTAACAACAGGTTCAGGCGGTGATGCTATTAAAGTTGCCTATCAATCTGGAGGAGCTGGAGGAGATACACAAAAAGTATTTACAGACAATTTAAGAGGTAAAGTTCCAGTTGACGATATATTGCCACAAGCGTTTGATGCTATAAAAGATATGTCAAGAAGTAAAGGAAGGGCATATCGTGAAGGTATGGATGTTGTAAAGGCTGCACAATCTAAAGTAGATTTTGGTGGTATTGAAAAAGCCTATCAGGGTGTTTTAGATGAATTCACAATTAAAACCAAACAAGGCAATGTTTTAAAGGGTGGTGCAGATTTACAGAAAAAATTTGATGAAATAAATGAATTAATTAACACCTGGAAGCAAAATCCAGATTTACATTTGGCAGAAAATGTTGATGCTTTAAAGCAAGCAGTAGATTCGCTGTGGAAACCAGGAAAAGATGCTGTTGTTGTTACTAAAGTTAGAAACGCCATACATAAAGAGATAGTAAAACAAGTTCCTAAATATGCAGAAACCATGAAAGCATACGAACAGGCAATAAAACTTGAAAAAGAAATTATGAGAGAATTATCTTTAAATAGAACGGCTGCTGCTGGAACTACATTGAGAAAATTACAATCTGTTATGCGTAATAATGTTAATACCAACTATGGCAACAGATTAGAAATGTTAAAAAATCTTGATCCTGATTTATTGCCAGCTATAGCTGGTCAAGCGTTAAGTAGTCCAACCCCCAGAGGATTACAAGGTGTCGGTGCTGGTTCTGTAGCCGCTTATGGTTCTTTAGTTGATCCAACTTTATTAGCTGGATTGCCATTACAATCTCCTCGTTTAGTAGGAGAGACTGCTTTAAAAGCTGGACAATTATCAAGGGCCTTAAAACCTTTACAAAGTCCAACTGCACTACAACTTGCAAGAGCTTCAAGGGTTGCTGGTGAATTAGAAAGGGCATCTCCGTCTGAAAAACAAAGAGAATTATTAAGATTATTGTCTAAATAAATTCAAACCCATGTCTAACAAGGAAAAGAAATTTGAATA